GCCAGCGGCGCCGCCACCCGCGCGTCTTCGCGTTCCACACGAACGTCGTCCGCCCGATGGCGCTCGCCGTCCGCGCGCATGTCAATGCCATTGTGTCGGGCGAGTGCAAGAACGACGGTGACAAGCGCCTCCGCGCGCACATCGCGAACGCCCGCCGCGAAGACCTGAGCCTCCTCGACGAGGACGGCCGCCCCATGTTCCGGATGCGGAAGGACCGCCCGGACTCGCCGAACGCGATCGACCTCGCGATGGCGGCGTGCCTGTCCTGGGACGGCTACCGCGACGTGATCGGCCTCGGCGCCGAGGCGTCGGGCAGCTCGCGCACCTTGCACGTCTACTGATCCGAAGGGAGGGCCGCTCGTGCCCGACATGATGGCCGTGCTCGACGCGGCTAACGAGCCCGTGGGCTCCCCGAAGTGGTGGCTCGCGTACCTCAACGCGCGCATGGAGGCCGAGCGTCGCGAGCTGGACCTGTACGACTCGTACTACGAGGGCGACCATCCGCTCTTCTTCGCGACGCCGAAGTTCCGCGAGGCGTTCGGCGACCTCTTCGAGGAGTTCGCGGACAACTGGTGCGAGGTCGTCGTGGACGCAAAGGCCGAGCGCCTGGCCGTCGAGGGCTTCCGCCTGAAGCCCGACGACGACTCCGAGCCCGAGGACTCCGACGAGGCCGCCTGGGACCTCTGGCAGCGCAACGGCCTGGACGCCTACTCCTCGGCCGCGATGCTGGAGGCCGTCAAGCTGAAGCGGTCGGCGATCATCGTCGAGCCCGGCCAGGAGTTCGCCCGGATCACGGTCGAGCACCCGACCCAGGTCTACGTCCATCACGACCCGGGCGACCGGCGCCGCGTCCTCGCGGCGATCAAGAAGTGGCAGGACGACGACGGCACGCTCTACGCGACCGTCTACCGCCCCGAGGGCGCCTACCGCTGGCGGTCGAAGAAGCCCGCGACGTCGATTCTCGGCACGACCTCCGAGTGGGTTCCGCGCGACGATTCGGTGAGTTTCGTCGACTACTTCCGTGTCTTCGGCGGCCTCGTGCCGGTCGTCGGCCTGGAGAACGACCCGAGCCTCCTGCGCGGTGGCCGGTCGGACCTGAAGAAGGTCATCCCGCTACAGAACGCGATCAACAAACTGGCGACGGACCTCGTCGTCGCGTCCGAGTTCACGGCGTTCCGCCAGCGCCTCCTCTCGGGCGTCGAGGTGCCCCGGTACCCCGAGGGCCACCCCCAGGCCGGGGAGCCGATGAACGAGGCTTTTGTGGCCGCCGTCTCGCGCCTCCTCGTGACCGAGGAGCCCGACGCCCGCGCGCAGGAGTGGGGCGCCTCGGACCTCACGTTGTACGTGAAGGCCGTTGAGATGTTCGTCCAGCACGTCGCGGCCCAGACGCGCACCCCGCCGCACTACCTCATGGGGACTGTTGTCAACGCCTCGGGCGACGCCCTGAAGGCGGCGGAGACGGGCCTCGTGTCGAAGGTGCGCGGCACCTCGCGCTACATGGGGCAGAGCTGGGAGTCGGTGATCCGCCTCGGCTTCCTCGCCTCTCCCGGCCAGGAGAAGAAGGCCGGGGCGAAGGCGATCGAGACGCTTTGGCGCAACCCGGAGAACCGCTCCGAGGCCGAGGTGGCCGACGCCGCCCTGAAGCTCAAGGAGCTGGAGGTCCCGGTCGAGGCCCTGTGGGAGCGCATCGGCGCCAGCGCGACCGAGCGCACCCGCTGGGCGGAGCTGCGCCAGAAGGCCCTCGCCGAGGCGATGGCGGCGGCCCTCGCTGGGACCGGCCCCGAGGACCAGGGCCTCCCGAACGAGACGCCACGGGCGGCCTCGACGGGCGTGACCGGCGGCGGGTCCGGTGCCTAGTACGCCCCAGGCGTACCGGCTCACCGACACCTACCGCTCGAACCTCCTCGACCTCCGGGCACGGACGGCGCACCTCGCCGCCTCCGCCTGGATGGCCCTCTCCCTTCGGGACCTCGACGCGAGCTACGGCCGCTGGCGGTCCCTCGTGGGCGCGGCGGTCGAGGGCGTGAAGCGGCAGGGCGTGACCCTGTCGGACGCCTACCTCGCGACGTACGTCGCCGCCGAGCTGGGGACCCACCCTCAGCTCCAGGGGCTCGACCCCTCCCCCTTCGTGGACACGGTCGACGGCCGGTCCCTCGCCGACGCCCTGACGCCGCCGCTCTTCACCGTGAAGCGCGCGCTGGCCGAGGGGCGCCAGGACGCCCTCCGCCTTGGGCTGGTGCGCGCGACGCGCGTCGTCTCCGAGGAGGTGCTGGACGCCCCGCGTCGTGCGCTGGGCGACCTCATGGCGAACGAGGACCGGGTCGACGGCTGGAAGCGCGTCATTGGTGCGAACCCCTGCGGGGCGTGCCTCGCGCAGGCCGACGGCCGCGTCCACGACCCGACCGACGCCTTCCATCGGCACGGTCACTGTCGGTGTGTCCGCGAGCCCGTCGTTCGCGGCGTCCCCGACACCTTCCGGCGGCCCACGGGCCGCGAGTTCTTCGACGGCCTCTCCCCCGAGGATCAGGCCGCGCTCTTCCACGGGCGCGGCGGGGCCGAGAAGGCGGACTTGATCCGCTCTGGGGCCGTGCCCCTGGACGCCCTCGTGCGACGCGAGGCCCAGGTCGTCACGCCCGATCAGTTCACGGAGGCATCGCTCGACGACCTCCGCGCACTTGCCAACCGGCCGGGCGACCCCGGCCCCACCCCCACCTAGGAGGACGGCGCGATGCCGGACACCCTGAAGACGCCCGCGACGGGCGATGACCGCTTTACCTTCGACGGGTCCCACTGGACCGACACGCTCACCGGCCGCCGGTTCCCGCGCCTCGCGGGCGCCGAGGAGCCGCCCGAGGGCGAGAAGAAGCCCGAGGGCGAGAAGAAGCCCGAGGAGAAGGCTCCCGAGCCGAAGCCCGACGAGACGCTGGGCGACGCCGGGAAGCGCGCCCTCGACGCCGAGCGCGCCGCGCGCAAGGCCGCCGAGAAGGCCGCCGCCGACGCCCTCGCGAAGGTGAAGGAGTTCGAGGAGGCCCAGCTCTCCGACGCGGAGAAGCTGACGAAGCGCGCCGAGGACGCCGAGAAGACGGCGTCCGACGCGACTTCGCGCCTCGCGCGCATCGAGGCCGCCGCGAAGGCGGGCCTCCCGTTCGACGCCGCCGACCGGCTCAAGGGCTCGACGCCCGAGGAGCTGGAGGCCGACGCCGTCGCGCTGAAGGCCCTCCTCGGCGACGGCACGGGCACCACGCCGCCCGGCCCCCTCGACGGCGGCGCGAAGCCGCCCGCCCCGAAGCAGGGCTCCCTCGACGAGCGCATCGCCGAGGCCCAGGCGAAGGGCGACTGGAAGGCGTTCGACCGCCTCCAGGCCGTGAAGCTCGCGAAGGCCCACATGGGCCAGGCGTAAGCCCCGGCCCCCTTCTGAGAGACAACCCCTCCAACTAGGAGCAAGACCTACACAATGTCCGGCATCACCGGCCAGGGGACGACCTTCAACCTCCCCAACTACACCGGCCGTCTCTTCACCGTCTCGCCGACCGAGACGAAGTTCCTGTCCATGATCGGCGGCCTTCAGGGCGCCGCCCCCGCCAAGTCGACCGAGTTCGACTGGCAGACGTACGACCTCCGCGCCGCCGCGATCCGTGGCCGCCTGGAGGGCGCGAACGCCCCCACCTCCGAGGAGCGCGTCCGGGCGAACGTGAACAACGTCCTCCAGATTTTCCACGAGGCCGTCGAGGTGTCGTACACGAAGATCGCGGCCGTCGCGCAGCTCGCCGGGGACTTCACCCCGAACGCGAACGAGGACAACCCCGTCGTGGACGAGGTCGCCTGGCAGATCACCCAGGAGCTGAAGATCATCGCGACGGACCTCAACCTGTCGCTGTTCACCGGCACCTACGCGAAGCCCGCCGACAACACCGCCCCGCGCCTGACGCGCGGCCTCGTGTCGGCCATCGTGTCCAACGTGTCCGCCAACGGCGGCACGCTGCGCGACCTCACGACCACGATCGTCCTCGACGCGATTCAGTCGGCTTGGACGGGCGGCGGCTTCCGCGAGGGCGAGTCGGCGACCCTGTTCGTCGGCGCCGACCTGAAGCGCGCGATCACGAAGCTCTTCATCACGGACAAGAACTACCGCGAGCAGAGCCGCACGATCGGCGGCGTCGCCTGTACCACCATCGAGACGGACTTCGGCACGCTGAACGTCGTTCTCGACCGCTACGTCCCGGCGAACCAGATCGTCGGCGCGTCGCTCGACTCCTGCCGCCTGCGCTACCTGGACATTCCGGGCAAGTCGGGCCTGTTCGTCGAGCCGCTGGCGAAGACCGGCTCCGCCGAGCGCTCGCAGCTGTACGGCGAGTTCGGCCTGGAGTACGGCCACGAGAAGAACCACTTCCTCATCAAGGACGTGAAGGCCCCGGCGGGCTCCTAGCCCCCGGTCGCTCGTGAGCTAGGGGGCGGCCCTCGCGGTCGCCCCCGCTCCGCCCTGCCCGTCTAAACGCCCACCCCCGAGGAGGCAACCCCTACATGATCTTCACTTCGCCGCACGCGAACCTGCTCGTCCACCCCGGCAACGGTCCCGCCATCCGCTTCGAGGGCGGCCGGTACGAGACGGAGGACAAGAACGAGGTCGCGTACTTGAAGGACTACGCGAAGCGCGACCCCGAGGCCGTCCAGGCCGCCGACGAGCCGAAGCCGAAGCGCCAGGCGCCGAAGCCGAAGGCGAAGCCCGAGGCCCCGGCCGAGACGCCCGCGCCCGAGGCCCCGGCCGAGACGCCCGCGCCCGAGGCCCCGGCGCCCGACGCGCCCGCCGACGGCGACGACGCCCCGGCCCAGGAGTAGGCCGTGGCCCTCGGCGACTACACCCCGACGGCGGACGACCTCGCGCGCATCATGCGCGACCGGACGTACGTCGACTCCGTCGAGCTGGGCGTCTTCCGCGACCCCGACCCGGCGAACGACGTCGAGGGCACCAACCCGACGGCGACGCAGGCCGAGGGCGTCATTCAGGACGCCCTCGACCTCGTCGCGCCGCGCCTCGGCGACGTCCCCACGCCGCTCTACGGGATGGCCCGAGGCATCGTCCGCCTACGCGCGGCGATGCTCGTCGAGTCCGGCCTCTTCTCGCGCGACTCCGACGGCCCCGACACCGGCGCCTTCGCGACCTACCGCGATCAGTACCGCGACGCCCTGGACGAGTACGACGAGGCGAAGAAGGCCCACGCCGGGCCGACCGCGATCCGCGTCGCCTCTGTGCCCCAGGGCTTCCTCGCCGCCTGGCGGGCCGCGAACCCCGACGCATGAGCGTCGAGGTCTTCGGCGACGGGCGAGTCTCCGCGCGTCTCCGGGGGCTCGCCTACCGCCTCCGCGACCCGAGCCCGTTCTTCGATCGCGTCGAGGAAATCCTCCTCGAACAGTCGCGTCGCCGCTGGCGCGCGAACGGCTACGGCTGGTCACCGCTGAAGGACGCAACGCAGGCCGCCAAGGGCCGGTCGAAGGACGCCCGCGTCCGCGCGAACGCCTCGCGCATCCTGCGCGCGACCGGCGCACTGGAGCGCGCCCTGACCGTCAAGGGCGCCCCCGGCCAGAAGCTCGCCCGCTCGCCCGACTCCCTGGAGTTCGGGTTCTACATCGGCGGCGAGGCGGGCCGGGACGTCTACTACGGGCAGTTTGCCCAGCAGGGCCGGGGCGAGGCGAAGCGCGTCGTCCTGAAGAAGACCCCCGCGACGCAACGCGACGTCAACGAAGCGCTGCGCGATCACCTCGGCCTCACGGAGGGCTGATCCATACCTGACGAGCCCTTCGGCCCCTTCCTCTCCGGGGCCGACGTCGAGCGCTGGGCGCGCGACACCCTGAAGCGCTGGGCGCCCGAGTACATCGCCTGGGCCGAGCGCTCCACGGGCCGAGCGCCCCGCTCACTCCCGTTCCCGAAGACGTACGTCACGGCGACCGGCCTCGACAAGTGGCCGGAGGACCGCCTCCCGTGCGTCCTGATCCTGTCGACCGGCCTCGCCGACCCGCCCGTCCGGCGGCAGGGCAAGGTGTCGGCCTCGTTCGCCCTCGGCTTCGCGATCGTCGTCTCCGACTCTGACCGCGAAAAGGCCGAGGAGCTGGCGAAGGTCTACACGGCCGCGCTCCGCGACCTCCTCATCCACGAGCACACCCTGGGCGGGCACGCCGAGGCCGTCGACTGGCTCGACGAGCGATACGACGCCGTCCCCGGTGACGCCCGCTCGCGCCGCCAGCTCGCCGCCGGTCAGGCCGTCTTCCGCGTGAACGTCGAGGCGGTCGCCTCCACCCGCCGCGCGCAGCTCGGCCACGAGCCCCGCCAGGACCCCTACTCGCCTCCCCCCGCCCCGCCCGTCGTGGCACCCGGCGGCGGCGAGGTCGTCCTCGACCCTCAGGAGTAGCCCCCGTGCGCTTCACCTACACCTACCGCGCGCCGGACGAGCTGGCCGACGGCCGACCCCTCGCCTTCGGCGACGTCGTCGACCTGACCGCCAAGCAGCAGGCCCCGAACGCGCGCCTCATCGACGAGGGGCGGCTGAAGCCGACCCCCTCCTCCCCCGACACGAAGGAGTCTGACTCGTGACCCTGCCCGGTCCGGTCCTCAACGAGCGCGACCTCGTGACGTCGCGCACCCCGTCCACGGAGACGGGCGTCCTGTACGTCGCCGCCCCCGCCGCAAAGGGTCCCGTCGGCTCCGCGCAGCTCGTGACGAGCCCGACGGCGTTCCGCAACAAGTACGGCGCCGACGTCACCTACTCCGTCCTGTGCGCCTACGTGGACACGGCGTTCGCGAACGGCCTGTCCAAGGTGTACGTGTCGCGCGTCGTCGGCCCCGGCGCCGCCCCGGCGAGCGTCACCCTGAAGGACGCGGGCAACGTCGACTGCATGGTCGTCGCGGCGGCCGACCCCGGCCCGCACGCGAACGGCTGGACGGTCGACGTCGCCGCCGGTGGCGGCGCCGGGACGTTCTTCCTCACCGTGAAGGACGCCTCGGGCGTCGTGCTGACCGAGTCGGGCGACCTGGCCGACGGCGCCGCCGCGATGGTCTGGGCGGCCCTGACCGGCTACGTCACGGTCGACCCCCTGACGGCGAACGACCCGAAGCCCGTCGTGGCCGCCGCGCTCGTGGGCGGCGACGACGACCGCTCGCACATCACCGACTCGGACCGCGTCGGCGCGCTCGCCGCCTTCGATCCCGACCTCGGCCCCGGTCAGGTCGCGATCCCGGGCGCCAGCACCCCGACCGCGCACCTCGGCCTCCTGACCCACGGCCGGGACAACCGTCGGCGCGCGCTCCTGGACCTCCCGGACACGGACGACGTCGCGACCCTGACGGCCGCCGCGCTCGCGATCCGCTCGAACGGCGACGGCTCGCTGTCGAAGTACGGCGCGATGTTCGCGAGCTGGGCGATCGTCTCGGGTGACGTCCAGAACCGCTACGTCCCCTGGTCGGCGGTCGTCGCGGGTCACCTCGCGCGGAACGACGCCGCCTTCGGGCACGCGAACGTCCCGGCCGCCGGGAAGAACGGCATCGCCAACGTGCTCGGCGTGACCCAGGCGTTCGGCAAGGCCGACCGCGAGACGCTGAACGACGCGGGCATCAACGCCGTGCGCCTCGTCGGCGGCCAGCCGCGCACGTACGGCTTCCGCACCGTCGCCAACCCGGCGGCCTTCAAGCTCCACTGGCAGTTCGCGAACGTCCGCCTGGACATGCAGATCGCGGCCGAGGCCGAGGTCGTCCAGGAGGAGGAGGAGTTCGAGGTCATCGACGGCGAGGGGATCGAGGTGTCGCACTACGGCGGTCGCCTGACGGCCCTCCTCGACAAGTTCTACGCCTTGAAGGCGATCTACGGCAAGACGGCCGACGAGGCTCGCTCCGTGGACGTCGGCCCGGCCGTGAACGACGACGGGACGGCCGCCGAGGGGCGCATCCGCGCCGTGCTCGCGTACCGCCGCTCGCCGATGGCCGAGCGCGTCGAGCTGGACCTCGTCCACGTCGCCGTCACGGACGCCGTCTAGGCGCCAGAGCTGGAGCCCCTGGCCCGGGACCCCCCGTTTAGACGGCCGGGCCGGGGGCGCTGAACCCCCTTCTGAGAGGACAACATGAAGCGCGAGGACAACTGGAACGCGCGGCTCGTCCTGGACGGCCGTAACCTCGGCGTCTGGGACAAGACGGACGGCGGCGAGGTCGACGCCGACACGACGAGCTACAAGCTCGGCGGGACCGATGAGTTCACCGACCTGGGCGGCCCGGCGAAGACGGGCAACCTCACGATGGAGCGGCTGTACGACGAGGCCGCGCACAGCGTCTACCACTGGCTGACGGGCCTCGTCGGCAAGTCGAAGAAGAACGGCCGTGGGGTCGCCACGGTCCAGCCGCTCGACGATGACGGGAACGCCTTCGGCCGCCCGATCGTCTACCGGATCAACGTGAAGAAGGTCGGGCGCCCCTCGACCGACTCCAACGGCTCGGGCGCCTCGCTCCTGACGCTGGAGCTGACCGTCGTCGGGAAGCCGTCCTAGTGGCGAGCCTTCGCGACCGGCTCCAGGCCCAGCGGATCACGCACCTGGAGCCGAAGACCCACACCCTGCCCCTTCCGGGGTACGCCGGGCCGCGCGTCTTCGTGCGGTACCGCCCCGTCGAGTGGGACGCCCTCCTCGACCTCCTCATCCCGCAGGAGAACGCGGGCGCCGCGCTCGACGCGAACCTCCAGGCCCTCGCGAAGGCGTGCGACGCCGTCCTGATCCAGGAGGACGGCGACGAGAAGCCCGTCTCGCTGGCCCAGCGGATGCGCGACGAGGGCGAGACGGTCCACGGCGAGGTCCGCTTCGACGAGTACCTGATCGACGTCCTGGCCCTGGAGGTCGAGGACCCCGAGGAGTACGTCATGCGGAAGCCGAAGAACGCCGCCGAGACGGTCCTCGCGGCGTTCTCCGGGGCCGTGTCGCCGCCCTTGGCCGTGACCGAGCAGGCGGCCGAGCTGGGCGCCTGGATGCGCTCCGAGGTCGCGAAGGAGGACGCCTCCCTTCTGGGGGGGTGACGAGCCTCCCCGAGGTTGAGCTGGCCGCGCGAGCCGACGTGCTGGGCGTGGGCGGGGCCGCCGCTATCGAAAGCGGCGACTCCGTCCAGCTCGCCCTCCTGTCGGCTCGCGTGAGCCGCGCCCTCGCGTTCCGCCAGCACCTCCACGACGACCTCGCCTTCCGCATCGCTCAGCGGATCGGCGAGCTGTTCTCCGACTGAGAGGAGGTCGGTCATGTCTCAGGACGCGATCGACATTCGCGTACGCCTCCAGGGCGGGAAGGTCGCCTCGGTCGAAGCCGACGGCGTCGCCCGCTCCGTGGATGGCATCGGCAGCGCGGCCGAGCGCTCGACCGGCAAGCTGGCCGGGCTTCGAGCGTCGCTCGCGGGCTTCGCGGGACCGGCGGGCAAGCTCGGGGAGGCAACCCGCACGAGTGCTCTCTACATAGGCGGCTTCGCGGCCGCCGTCACCGGCGTCGGGGCCGCTATCGGCCTGAACTTCAACGCCAAGATGGAACAGGCGACCATCGGGTTTACCCACTTCCTCGGGTCGACCCAGAAGGCTCGCGCGTACCTCGACGACCTGTACAAGCTGGCGGCGACGACGCCGTTCGAGTTCTCGGACCTCGTCTCGACCACTCAGCAGTTCCTCGCGTTCGGCTACTCCGCGAAGGAAGCGCGCGGGATGCTCGGCGACCTCGCCGACGCCGCCGCCGGGCTCGGGAAGTCCGGCGCCGAGCTGGCGCCCGTGACGCTCGCCCTCGGCCAGATCAAGGCCGCCGGGACCCTGAAGGGTCAGGACCTCAATCAGCTCACGTCGTTCGGTATCTCGGCGACGTCCATCGCGAAGAACCTCGGCATGTCCTACAAGGACATGCGCAAGCAGATGGAGAAGGGCAAGGTCGGTTCCGAGGACGCCCTGAAGGCCATCCGGAAGACCATGCAGCAGCAGTTTGGCGGCATGGCGAAGGCTCAGTCGAAGACCTTCACCGGTCAGCTCTCCACGCTGCGCGACATGGCCGCCCAGGGCCTCGGCAAGCTGACGATGCCGCTCTTCGAGTGGCTTCGCGACAAGGGGCTCCCCGGCCTGAACGCCGCCCTCCCGGGCATCCAGCGGTCGCTCGCGGGCGTCTTCCACTGGCTCGGCGTGAAGGTCCCCCAGGCGATCCGGTTCGTGAAGAAGGGCTGGGCGTCGTTCATGGACGCCGTTCGGCCCGCGCTCCCGTTCTGGAAGAACGTCCTCGGGCCGCTCCTGAAG